GCATCCAGTGAGTCTCATCCGTAATCCCTCGGATATTGAGAACTTTGCCTGTCTCTTTATCTGGCATGTAGTTATCCTTCCTTCGTTTATAGCCCAGCATTTTCTAATGCAATATCTTCGGCCGTTAGTTCTTGACGATCACAAGTGCAATCATCTTCGTCACATTCGCACTCTGGCTCACCGTCTAGGTATGCCCAGTGCGCCCCCGTCATCCCGTCAGGGTAGTTACTCATCAATCACCTACCCAAGAGAGTGCTGCGTCGATCTCAGCCGCATCTATTGGCGACAGTGTTCCCTTGCCGAGTAACGTCTGGAGTAGGTTGCGGTATCGCCAAGCAAAACGAGCGTTGTCTCCGGCTATCATGCGCTGATGTTCGAGTCTTGCCTTGAGATCATCAACATCAGCTAAAGCCAACTCTGTGTCAGCTTTAGCGTCTGCAAGTTCATCGGCAAGTCGTATCAAATCTGCCATTCGTATTGTTCTCCTGATTTCGCCAGCCAACTAGACCGACATGCGTAGTATACACAAGCGTAGGTACTTGTGGTTACTGATTATTCTCTAACTCAACTACACGCCAGTCGGCGCGGCTGTGGTCTGACATATCGCCTCGTGCCACCGCAGCTTCGATCTCTTGAAAGAACGTCATCATCTCGCGGTCGGCTTCGGCTTTGTCTGTCCATGTGACGGGCGTTACGTCATCATCCTCGGTTACTGTGTCCCATCCGCTGACCGTGTGGAACTGGTGAACGTATTTCGTTGTAGATACTGCTGTCATTACTTCACCTGGTCCAATGCTGTACGAGACTTGCTTACAAAAGCAACTAACTCGTCAAAGTCGAGGGTTCGGAGTACATCTGGATCGCTACCATCTTCGGGATAGATAATTTCAGCGTCCTCTTCGTTATAAAGATTTACTGCGAATCTCCAATCCTCGTAATCGTCGAGGGTGTAACCGTCTGATGTGTAGTTTTCCTGCCTCTTCTCTAGCGTTGGGGCATTCATCCAAATGTGGTAGCCATTCACGAGAAATGATGGCAGTTCGTTGTTGTGCCAAGTGTTATCTACCCAATCTTCAGGGATCGCAAGATCGTCGGTGTAATCTTTCCAATCGTCGCGCCATTCACGCCGGGGCGATGGATTGTTTCGGAATGATTCCGTAGTCATTACTTCACCTCTATACCTAGTTCGACAAGTGCTGTGGGGAGGTCTTGGAACATCTGACCGGCATCCTCGTACCCGCCCTCGTCCCACAGTTTGCGGTTGGAACACATTTGGTAAGACTCATCGGTATTTGATCCGATGAGGATGCGACCATCCGAAAGAGTGTGCAGTGTGGCAATACAGCCACCGCCGGTGTGCTGCGCCTCAACGGACACAACGTGTAGTTTGATTGCTTGTACCTCGTCGTGGAATGTTGGGTAATGTTCAACACCACAAAAAGCACAGTTTGCTTCAATCTCACAACCACCCTCTCGGGCGGGGTCGTGGTCGCAATCTGTCGCCATGTGTGCATCGTAGAAAGGCTTGTACTCTGGCGAAGGAAAACTTCCCCTTTCTTCGTATTCATCAGCGAGGGCAGAGAAGTGATACGCCCATTCATCAAGTGATTCGGTGATGAACTTGCCGTGTTCAAAGTCACTCAACATTCGGTTGCCATCGGCTTCCCACGATTCGCCCAACTTAATCGTTTCGCTGAACATTCGACGAAGCACTGTCGGGACATCTTCGGGCGTGTATTGATTAGTCAATTTGATTCTCCTCTTCGCAATGCGGACATCCCGCAGCGATTGCTAACTTCCACTCACCACATGAGTGGAGTACCCAGTCTGGGTTACTGAAGTCGATATCCATCGATACAACTGATCTTCCATTGGCCATTATTGATTCTCCTCTTCTGCGTAGTGCCAATTGTCAAAACGCGTATCGAAATGACGTTTGGACATTTCAAGTGTTGGAACTACATAGCCGCCATCTGGGATGGTCACACTGTCTATGTGTAAGTAGTCACCCTCTGGCGTTGCGATAACTACGTCATCGTCTGGGTGTTGCGTTTTCAGAATTTCAATAAGCTCATTGACTGTCATCGTATTGTTCTCCGATTGTAGATACTGGCAAAGTTGCCGGTATGTAGTGATGTTACTTTATTTGTATATACAGCGTCAACTGATTGTAGTTTCGGCGTAGTTTGCACAACTTGTGCAATACATACCGTCAAATCGTGTAGCGTCGGCATCTTCCAAGCCACAGTCTGTGCAGATACCCGATGCTTTTTGCTGCAATACTTCGCGTATTCGGTACTGTGCAAATGGTGATTCTGTGTCGATGTGCATATTTAATCCTCATCCTCAATTGCCCAAAATCCAAAGTCGCTACCATCACCTTCGATTGCTCCGAAGTAGTAGCCATCGGGAGCGTACTCGTTGAGCGCGTCCATTAGATCGTTGATAACGTCGGTAACGTACTCGCCTAGTTCCTCAACAATTTCAACAGCGGTTAAGTTTGCTGATTCTGCGAATAGGTGAGCGTCGGCTTTTATAACTTCGCGGAATTTAGTCTCGTCAATTCTCGCTAGTTCATCCGAGAACGCTTGGAGTAAATCCTCATCACGTAGCGTGGCGTGGATTAGCGTACCTAGTTCTATTTTCGCGCTCATTGTATTGTTCTCCATGTTTCTGCTTTTGCTTATTCATCTGTGGTACACACCACAGGACATGGGCAGATTTTTAGGCATCTGCCAGACTGTGTTTATTAGAGCATGGTGGTTTTCTCCGATTTCCTGGTTTGTTTGTTTCGTTGCCAGCGTGGCATCGGGACAACGTAGCAACAGCGTTTTGCTGCTACGCTCGCCCAATGTAGCCGTGTATTATCGGTTTCGGTTGTAGTAGTCAGCGACTACAGTTTCAGCCTTCGAGTCAGTTTGTTTATCTTCCCATAGTGCGAATAAACCGTACCCTGCCGAATGTGCGACACAGTAGCGAATAAACATAGGCTTATCTGCTGACCCGTCGCCATCTATTGAGCAGTCGCAATTATTCGACTTTACGATGTGATTATGTGGTTCGACTGGCAACGTAACGTGGCCACGGTATTCTATGTTTGGCAATGTGATTATCTCCGTACTAGTTTGTTGTATTCGATAGGTGCTAACACTACCGCCAGAGTACGCTAGCAAGTCGCTAGCGCACTGTAGCCGTGTTATTAGATAGGGCGAATTACGATGTTCTTTGCCTGTACTCGATTACCTGCGCACAATCCACAATCCTTGCAGTTTGCGCCTGATGTAATCTCAGGACATAGAATCTCATCAGGCTCAAGATCGCCAGATGTTACTCGATACGTGCGATATCCCATAGCATTCGCGGCGTTCTTCTCGTCGACTGTTTGCACAGATGCCATGGAGTAGTCGCTAGCGTTAGGATCGATCCAAGGCTCATTCCACTGGTGAGTATATGACGTACCACGTCCGCGGTTAAGTTCGCGGCGTATCCAATTCGGGATCATGGCAGGGTCACCGTATGCGCCTTCTCGTAACTCTAGTTTGCTAGATTCGAGCCAGTCGCCCACTGCTACCGGGTTTAACCGTGGTAGGTTCGGGATCGAATCCCACAATTTACCGAGCCAACCTGTATTCACGTAGCATTTCGCGCCAGTCGCTAGCGTTGGGCGTAGTGGGCAATTACCGCACGTTGAAACATCTGCGCCAGTCGCTACGGCTTCAACAGGTCGAACGTCTGCGCGTAGTATGTAGACTTGCGCCATATCGCCAGTCTTACGATTCTCACTAGCGCGGTTAAGGTTTGTAATGATTCCGACAATCGGCATATTGTCGACTGGTGATAATCCCTCGTAGATTACGCCGGACGTAACAGCGAACTTCTGACCCTTCTCGGTTCGCGCTTTGCGTATGCTTGCGCGGTGTTCATTCGGTTTAGTGGTAATCACTTCGTATTTACTCCGTTACTAGTTGCGTTGCTGGTTAACCACTGTACACACACAATAAGCAATGTCAACAAAACCAAGTGAGCAATTTGAACGTAAATAAAAGCAATCTCGAGCAATTATCAGCGAAAATGTATGTTCATTCTGTGATCTAAGCGGTACAGGCTATCCAATAGTTACCGCATACCAAGTAACGCCGCGCTGGCTGTATTGCTGGCATTGTGTGCTGTGGTGATTGTTTGCTAGGTGGCGGAGTTGCTGGCGTTGCGGAGTTGCTGGCTGTGTCGCTGTGTCGCTTACTGGCTGGCTTACTGGCTGGCTTGCTGCTGATGTTGCCCAAAGGCCGCTCAGAGGACGCACCCAGGCGCACAGGCGACAGCAAGGACGCAGGCGCGAGGGAGGCGAACTCGGTGGCTCGGCTTGGTTGACTTGGTGGGTTGGTTGGTGGTGATGGGTGATGGGTAGCGGTGTTGGTGGTGTTGGTGGTGTGTGTTGTTGGTGGGGGGTGTATGTCTTGTGTTGATTATGGTTGTGTGTGGTGGTGAACCCACAAATATCACACAGCAATTTTTCGGTTTTCTTGTTTTCCCGAAGTTGTCTAGTTGAACTAAGAAGTTCCCTATTCACACACTATTCACAGTGTTACTAAGGGTTGTTACTAAGGGTTACTGGGTGTTACTAACGCCACTATTAACACCTACGCTTTGGGGCTACGGTGTGAATAGCTACAGGTAGTCTTTAGTTACTGGTAGTAGTCAGTGCATCTTCCACTTTGTTGCAGATGCTTCTAAAGGATAGGAAGCCTGAGTGGCTTCCGAGTTTTGCTCTCCTTAAAGGTTCTCATTTGAGATTCTTTTAGGTGTGGAATAGCCGCATTAGTTTCCTATGATCGAAATAGGCACTGGTCAACGGTTCAACGGTTGCCAGTCTTTTACTGCATTGGTGTAATTGCTGTGTTGGGTTCGATCTATGTAGTTTGTCTAGGAATCCGTCGGACTCCCTGAGATTGCTCTGCGGTTCGTAAGCATTGCCGCCTGCTTTTATATGTTGGTCTGTTACGTCACGCTGGTAGACCGAACCAGTTTCAGTACCCTTTGATGAGGCTGTGACTACTGCTCTGGCAGTTAAATAAAATACCCGCCGAGAGCAGTTGTTGGTACATATTAATAAGCATTATGTACTGCGTTTCGGCGGGTAACAAATCTGCTTATTAACCTGCGTACCAACACGAGTTACCGTAAGCCCTGTGTTATTGTTGTGTCAATAAGAAAAAGTAGGATAGGAAGAGTAATTTTGGCTAAAAAATCGGTTGCGGCAGATCATCACGAGATGCGACGCAAGTTATTTGCTCGTGAATACGTGAGGACTGGCAAGCAAAGTACGGCAGCGATTGCAGCGGGATATTCTCCAAATGGAGCGGACGTTTCTGGTTCCCGCCTCATGAAAAGTCCGATTGTTGTTAATGAGATACTCCGATTAGAGGCTCTAAAGGACGCAGAAGACAAGATCGACCGCATGTACGTCCTTAAAGGGTTGTACGACTTGGCCGAAGACGCAGAAAAAGACAGCGATAAGATACGTGCGCTCGAACTTCTAGGTAAATCACTCAGAATGTTTGTGGATCAGGTAGAAACCCACACCACCCACGATGTATCGGAACTACAAGAGTTCTCACTTGAGCAACTTCGCGCCACCCATCAAGAACTTTCAGCAAAGAACGCCGTGAAACACGACGTAGAGGTGCTGAATTGAGGAGTCTTGACGGACTAATGCACTTTTATCCCGATCAAAAGCCCACTCGCTTTACTCTGTGCAAAAACGGCTGCATCTACGCAGCAGTAAAAGGTACTGATACCTGCAAATATTGCTCCGGTAAGCCAAAAAAAGCTAAAAAAGCTAGGAGCAAAGCGACATGACAACCAAAACAGTCACTCTTCAAGACATCGAACTCGCTTTAGCCTCCAGGTCGTTTGAAGATTTCCTCGATTATGTGCAAATCCTTGAACCACCAACGTCAACGTCCCGTGGCGGCACTATCAAGTTTGAGAAATGGGGATATCTAATCGAGTTTTGCAAGGAACTTGATACGGAGCGACTCATAAACGTCTTGAAATCCAGACAGTTAGGCTTTTCGTGGATACTTGCAGCCTACGCCCTGTGGACTGCCATGTATAAAGAAGGCGCAAACGTGCTGGCGTTCTCTCAAGGGCAACTTGAGTCTGTGGCGTTCCTCAATAAGGCACGGATTATTCACGATAATCTCCCTCAGCACCTAAAAGTAGGGCTTGGCAGAGATAACGACACCACTATGGAATTCCCTTCCATGAAAGCACAGATCACCGCCCTTCCTTCTACGGAAAAGGCCGGTCGTGGTCAGACAGCTACCTTGGTTATTCAAGATGAGGCTGATTTCCACGATAATCTTGATCTCAACTACGCCGCAATCAAGCCAACGATTGACCAAGGCGGACAACTGATTCAGTGTTCCACAGTCAATAAAAAGAAGGCTGGAACGCTATTCAAAGAGATTCATCGACGCTCTCCTGAAAATGGATTCAAGAGTATTTTCAACGGTTGGATGTCTCGCCCAGATCGTGACCAAGCATGGTACGACCGTGTGCAAAGAGAAGCACCTGTTACTGACGGTATGTCTCCTGAACTCTATATGGAGCAAGAACACCCAGAAACAGCAGAAGAAGCATTACGACCGTCAAGAGTGATGGCAGCATTTGATGTTGATGCTATCGAATCAATGCAACTCGACACCAAATTGCCAATCGAAACGCGAAACGGTGTGGCGAATATCTACCAGAAACACGTAGTCGGCAAACGGTACGCCGCAGGCAGTGACACAGCCCACGGAACTGGCGCAGATTATTCTGTTACTGCTATTATTGACGTTGAAACCGGATACGTTGTTGCTGATATCTACTCGAATACGATTGCCCCAGAGCATTTTGCGATGGAATCTGTCAATCTATTAGAAGATTACAAGTATCCGATTTGGGCTATTGAAGATAACGACTGGGGCGAGTTGACACTGAAAAAAGCAGAGTCACTCAAATATCCTCGCATGTACGAACGAAGAAACGCTCAAGGCAAGCCATCTGGTAAGTACGGTTGGCGTACAGATGCCAGAACAAGAACCGTCCTGTGGGGCGAATTGATTGAGTCTGTTCGTGATAGGTTGATTATTGTTCCAAGTAAGCCTGGACTAAATCAGTTTTCCTCAGTAATCAGGAACCCTGACAAAGATGGACGGATTGAGGGCATGGTCGGGACGCATGATGACTACCCGATGGCTGTCGGATTAGCGTGGCAAATGCGTAAAGAAGCCTACAATCAAGCTAAGAAAATCAATGTGATTACAAGAGAAGAACGATTGCGTCGCATGGGAAACAATAAGTAATGGCATCTAAGAAAGACCAACGCTCTATTGAACGCATTCTCAACAAGGTTGATCGTAAAGAACAAGTCTTTGAGAAGCGAACAGCTTTCATGGATAGCGATTACGACTGGGGCTGGAAGAACACCCCGTTCGTTCCTATTGCCACAGAAGGTATCCAAGAAAAAGATGCGATAACCACCAACTTTGCAAAGGTGCTGGCGCGCAAAGTCTCTAATGGTGTGGGTTACGCCGAGCGAATTATCCGTGTTATGGATGACGCTGATAACGAGGAGTTCAGAGACAAGAACAACTCATACGAGCGTTGGTGTATCGGTATTCTGGAAATGGCAGATGAACGCCTGCAATCAAGCGGCATGAACTCTACCATACAGGGTGAAAATGCTTGGAATGCTGTTGTTCGTGGAGGGTGGATTGGCACTCGTTCAGTCCTGATAAAAGACGCACAAGGCGAGACAATCCCTGAGATTGTTCCTATTGATCCACGTAACTTAGTATTTGAAAAAGGCCGTGGCGAGCCATTATGGGCAGCAATCGTTACTCAAAGGTCACGACAAGATATTCGAGAAGAGTATCCCAAATTTGTATTTGACCTAGAAGACTCACCTCAAAGTTACGCAGATGACGAAGATGAGTTAGCCCGTGTGGTTGATTACTACTGGACCGAAGACGGTAAGCGCATGAACTGCGTTATTGTCGATAACAAGTACGCCAAGAAGCCCACAGATACGTTTGCTGTAAATTTCCCAGTCGTTATACGGCTTATCGGCAACAACCCCGGCGTAATGAATTACAGCCTAAAAGACACGATTGACGGAACACGAGAGATTCCCGGCATCGAAGACATTGGCGACAGTATCTTTTCAGCCCTTCGCCACGTAATACCCCAGGTAAACCGTTTAGCTTCTTACCGAATGGCACTTACATCAAAGGCTGTTCAAGGAACGCTGATTATAAAATCTCGTGACGGGACTAAAGAACTAGATCAAGACGCTTTCAAGTCTGGGTCTGAAGTAGGATTAGCAACCGATAACAATGAAGACATTGGGCTTCTTCCTCTATCTCAACTGACAGCAGATGCGGGTCAACTAGAAGGGGAATTGAGACTTGATGAATCGAACGCCGGTCTTTCCGATCCTGCTTTGGGCAGGCTGACATCTCCGGTTTCTGGCGCAGCACTTCAGATTCTTAGCCAAGCTGACAACGAAGTAGTCGCCCCGTATCTCAAGGCTGTAGAGTCTTTGCTTGCAGGTATCTTAGATAACTTAGGCAAACAGTACGAAACAGGCCGCTATAAGGATATTCAGGTTCGTGGTAAGACCCACACTGACCAGCCCTTTAACAAGGTAATTGCCCCTGATGACATCAAGGGACATAACCTTTTATCTGTAGAACTCAGGCAGTCACAGCCACAAGACGATTTTGCTTTGTGGCAGGCTGCTCAAGTGGCTTCTCAAGTTGATCCTTCAACTGGCACGGCACTCGTATCC